TACAAAAGAGTATGTTTGAAAGTAAACTTGGTCAAAAGTTTTTAAGTGGAGGAGTTACTATTGTTCAAGGTAATGCAAGCACTAATCCACTATATAAAGATTTTATAGGAGGTAAAACTACTACTCCTACTCCTACTCCTACTCCTACTGGTGGTAATGGTGGTGGCACTGGTGGTTTACCACAAGATGAAGATCCTACAAGTGATGCAGATGAATTTGACGCTGCTAGACAAATTACTAAAAAACCAAATGTTAAAGCACCGGGACAAGAAGCAACAGAAGCATCTAAAACAAGGACTGCAGATGAAAATATTGCAGCAGGAGATTATAGTTTTTTAAATAAAGGAGGACTAGCAACAAGAACAAAAAAACGTAAAAATAAAAAGTAGATTGGCTACTCAACAATGTTGACCCCAAGAAAGGAAACGGAATGCCAGAATTAGAAGAAGTAAAAAAAGTAAAAACTGTAGGATTTGTAGACAGTAGATACACTAAGAAAGACAGGATTGCAAAAGAAGAAAAAGAACTTCAAGAGTTAATTGATAAAGAACAAGGAAAAGTTAAAGAAGCTCAAGAAAAAGCAGAAAAGGAAGAAGCTAAGAAGAACGAACCTGAACTTAGTGATGAAGAAAAATCCTTTAAAACTCGTTATGGTGATGTAAGAAGACACCTAGCTGCTAAAGAAAAAGAATATAATGCCAAGATTAAGGAGCTAGAAGATCAACTAGGACAAACTGAGAAACTTGTTCCACCTAAGTCCGAAGAAGAACTTGCTGAGTGGGTTGATAAATACCCTGATGTAGCAGGGATAGTAGAAACAATAGCCGACAAACGAGCAAAACAAATGTTTGATAAGGCTAATATACAATTAGAAGAACTCAGTAAGGCTAAAGAAGAAGCAACAAGGAGTCGTGCCGAGAATGAAATTAGGGAAGCACATCCAGATTTTGATAAACTTCGTGATTCAGACAATTTTCATAACTGGGTTGAAGAACAGCCTAAGTGGGTGCAGAACGCTTTGTACGAAAATACGGATGATGCTCCTTCAGTTGTACGTGTTCTTGATTTGTATAAAGTTGATAATGGACTTACAAGATCTGATAAAAAAGATAAAACAAAAGCTGCTGCCTCGTTGGTAGACAGAGGATCTAAAACAAGAGTTGATACAGAAGAACTATCAAATAAGATAAAAGAATCGGATATAGAAAGAATGAGTGCTGCAGAGTATGCTAGAAAAGCTGATGAAATCAATGAAGCTATTCGTTCTGGTAAAATTATATACGATATTTCAGGAAATGCTAGATAAGGTCTTGACAAAAAAGATTTTATCAGTATAACTAGAGCCTAGACACAAAGCCTCTGTTAAAGACTACCTTTATGTCTATGTTTAATTTAACACAAAGTCTAAACAGAATAAATAAGACTACCTATATAAGTAAAGACCCAAGGATTATTAGGTTAGCTGCCGAGTAATCTTCTGCACTCTAGAACGTATAGCCTCTTCTGAGATGTTTAGCTTTTCAATAAGCCAAACCAATTATAGGAGGATTTATTATGGCTTTTAAAACCGCAGCAGGTTATGGTAATCTGCCTAACGGTAATTTCTCGCCAGTCATCTATTCCAAACAAGTTCAGTTAGCGTTTCGTAAGGGTTCTATTGTAGAAGCAATTACAAACTCTGATTATTTTGGAGAGATTTCAGGAATGGGAGATACCGTTAAGATTATTAAAGAACCTGAAATTACTGTTAAAGAGTATGCTAGAGGTGGTCAGATTACACCACAAGACCTAGATGACGAAGACTTTTCCCTTGTTGTTGACAAAGCAAATTACTTTGCATTTAAAGTTGATGACATTGAAGAAGCTCATAGTCATGTAAACTTTCAAAGTCTTGCGACTGATCGTGCTGCATACAGATTAGCAGACCAATTTGACCAAGAAGTTCTTGGCTACATGACAGGATTTAAGCAGTCTTCATTAAGCTCTGTTGCAGGAACAGCTAATACCACAGTATCTGGTACTAAAGCTGTATCTACAGCAGGATCAAATGAATTGCTTACCTCTATGCTTGTAGACGCAAATGACTTTAATGGAGGTACAGCAAATAACTCTATTGTAGTTGTTCCAAGAGCAGGTGGAGATAGCTTAAATACTACTACAGCTAAAGCTTCACCCTTGTCTGTAATTGCAAGAATGTCAAGGAAACTTGATCAGCAGTTTGTTGACACTAACGGAAGATGGTTAGTGATTGACCCTGTATTTGCAGAACTACTCAAAGATGAGGATTCACGATTGATGGATGCTGACTTTGGAGGTTCTGGATTGCAGAACGGACTAGTCTTTAATAATATACACGGATTTAAAGTGTATATGTCAAACAATCTACCATCTGTCGGTAATGGACCAACTGGTGCTACTGCAACAGGAAGCTCTCACTATGGAGTTATCTGTGCAGGTCATAGCTCTGCTGTTGCCTCTGCTGAACAGATCAACAAGACAGAAACATATCGTGACCCTGACAGCTTTGCTGACATTGTTCGTGGTATGCATTTGTATGGCAGAAAAATATTACGTCCAGAGGCTTTGACTCGTGCGTTTTATTGTTCATCAATATAGGGAGGGATTAGAAAATGGCTACTTATGATATGACATCTTCTGACACTACTGGTGTTTCTTCCAACTCTATCGCTACTTTACCTTCCCAAACTGGTATGGGTGCAATGCGTATGGTTCAAGCTTACTTGGACATTGATGCACTTGTAGCAGCAGGATATTCTGGTGCTGATGGTGACATCTTTCAGTTACTTGAGATTCCTGCAGGAACACTTGTTCTTTTTGCAGGTGCTGAAGTAGAGAAAGCTTTCACCTCAAGTTGTGCTTTGGATATGGACTTTGCAGCAGGTGATGACATGATTGATGGTGCAGATATCACCTCAACAGGTTTCTGTGCTGAAGGAACTAATGGACAAGCCAATGATGTTACCACAGGTGCAGCATCCTTGTTCACGCAATTCCAATCATCTACTGATACAATTGATTGTAAGATCACAGGTGCAGCTCCTGCCACAGGAAGGTTAAGAGCCTACGCTTGTGTCATTGATTGTAATGACTTAGGTGCAGCAGGTAAAGCTGATACAGTTGACAGAGATCAGTTAGCTTAATCACATTAATTGAGAGGGTGGGGAGACTTGCCCTCTCTTTTAACATAAAGGTAACTTATGGCTACTACATTTTTATCGTTAACAAACGAGTTATTAAGAAGACTTAATGAAGTAGTTCTTACTACAGATACTTTTTCTGCAGCTAAGAATATTCAAGCTCTTGCAAAGGATGCTATAAATAGTGCAATAAGAGAAATACTTCAGGATGGTCATCAATTTCCATTTTTAAAAGTTGCATACTCCCAAACACTTACGGCAGGTACAGGAATATACGATTTCCAAAGTGATATGTCTACAGTGGATTGGGATACTTTTTATTTAAAAACCCTTTCTTCTGAATCAAATACAGCTAGATCTCTTCCTACTATTTCTTTTGAGAGTTATACAAGGAACTATAGAACTTTAGAAGATGCTTCAGGAGAAGCAGGTAGAACTGCTCCAACTATAGTTTACCAAACAGCAGAAGAAAAGTTTGGTGTTACTCCTATTCCTAATGCAGCTTATGTTGTAGATTATGTCTACTATAAGTTCCCTAATCCTATGGGAACAAACGCAAGTACAGGAGCAGCAACAGATGGTACACATACTACCTATGATATACCTATTATTCCAGAAAGATTTAATTATATTATTATAGATGGTGCTATGGTCTATATGATGAGGTTTAGATCTAACGAACAAAGTGCTCAGATACACCAACAAAAGTTTATGCAAGGCATGAAAGCTATGCGTAGATTATTACTTGATGATCCTCTTTTTGTTGAATCTACTTTTATTACAAGACCTAAATATTCTTCACATATGTTAAGTGTAAGTAGTAGTTCTTAATGGCAGATGAAGTACAAACATTTAAAGCAGTCTGCAGGGGTGGTTTAAATACTACAGGAGATGTTCTTTCTCAGGGAGAAGAAACTCCGGGAAGTGCTACAAAGCTTTTAAACTATGAGCCTGACCTTCAGGGTGGCTATAGAAGAATTAGTGGGTTTGCACATAGTTATGGTACAATAACAGGTACAGGATCTGTATTAGGTGTTTGTATAGCTGATGGTATTCATAATGGAATACTCGCTGCAAGAAAACCTTCCTCTGGAAATAACTATCTACATTACTGGACAGGCTCTGCATGGACTGCTATTACTTGTGGTGGTTCACCCTCAATGACCAGTGTAACTAAAGTAAGATTTACCAGATTAAACTTTGGTTCACCTAAAGTTGTACTTACAGATGGTATTAATCCTGCAGCTACTTATGATGGTAGTAGCTATGTTCAGATAACAGATTCTAACGCTCCTACTGATCCAGTAATATCTGAAGTTTTTGCTAATCATTTATTCTTAGCAGGAGATCCTGCAAAAAAAGATGAGTTATTCTTTAGTGCTCCTTTAGCTGAAACAGACTTTACTCCTGCAAATGGTGCAGGAAGTTTTAACGTAGGTTTTGATATTGTAGCTATAAAAGTTTTTCGTAATATTCTTTATATATTTGGTACTAACAATATTAAAAGACTTGTTGGTAATAATGAAACAGATTTTGCATTAGAGAATGTTACAAATAACTTAGGTTGTCTAGCTACAGACAGTGTAATAGAAATAGGTGGTGACTTACTATTTTTAGCACCTGATGGTGTTAGACCTATCGGTGGTACTGCAAAAATTGGTGACGTTAACTTAGAGACTGTTTCTAAGAAAATTCATAAAACTGTACAAAATATGATTACAACAGAAACTCTCTCTGGATTGTCTTCTGTATTAATTAGATCTAAGTCACAGTTTAGATATATGTTTTCTGGAACAAGTTCTGTAGGACTTTTAGGAGCACTGAGAGAAAATCCTCAAGGAGGGGGATTTAGTTTTGAGTTTGCAACCTTATTTGGTATTGCAGTTACGTGTGCTGATAGTGGATACATAGGCACAACAGAAACAATTATACATGGTGATTCAAATGGTAAAGTTTATGCACAAGAATCAGGAACATCTTTTGCAGGATCTAGTATTTTAAGTATTTATCAAACCCCTTATTTATATTTTGGAGATCCTAGAAGAAGAAAAAATTTCTATGATGTTTCTACTTATTTACGTGCAGAAGGAACAAACTCTTTGTCACTAGGTATTGTGTATGACTTTGATGATACAGATGTTGCAACACCGTCTAACTTGTCAATAGCAAACACAAGTCCTGCAGCTATTTATGGTTCAGCTATTTATGATACAACACAGATATATGATGGTAATCCTGCACCAGTAGAAACAAAAACATTCACAGGATCAGGTAAATCAATTTCGTTTAAATTTGTTGCAGAGGATACAAATGCAAGTCACAGTATACAAGGATTTACAATCACTTTCGGATTAGGAGATGTAAGGTAATGGGAACAGGTTATTCAAGAACAAATTCATCAGATATACAGGCAGATGAAGTTGTAAAATCAGCACCATTAAATGCTGAATTAAATGCAATCTTAGCTACTTATGTAGCCTCAACAGGACATACCCATGATGGTACAGCGACTGAAGGTGGTCCTGTTACTAAATTGTTAGGAACAACTATTACGATAGGTGATGCTACTGCAGGAACAGATATTACTGTTACTTTTGATGGTGAAACTAATGATGGTGTGATAACATGGATGGAAGATACTGCTGAAGACTACTTTAAGTTTTCAGATGATATTCTTATGAATAGTACAGAGAAATTAATGTTCCAAGATACAGGAACGTATATCTATAGTAATGCTGATGGTGACTTAGATATTGTTTCTGATGGTACGGCTGTAGATTCTATTAATATAGAGTCAGCAGGAGGTATAACTCTTGATGCAGGAACAGCAGGTAGTGGTATCATATACGAAGATGATGGCACAGAAATGTTGCGTATCTATAACGATAGTAGTAATGTTCGTATAGAATCAAAAGTATCTGACAAAGATATTCTTATAAGAGGTAATGATGGTGGTAGTGCAGTAACTGCTGTTACTTTTGATATGTCAGCTGCAGGATTAGCTACGTTTGGTGGTGGTGTAACATCTACAGCAGTTGCAAATACTTTAGGTGCTACTTCTTTTAATGATGCCAATATTACTAATGTAGGAAATATAGCTTTAGACAGTATTACTGCAGATGGATCTTCTATTACAATTACAGGAGATACAACTTTTGCAGATGGAGCTTACGACTTTGACATAGCTAGTCACGATACTTCAAATGGATTAAAGTTAGGGGGTACACTAGTTAGTGCTACAGCAGCTGAACTTAATATTCTTGATGGTGTAACTTCTACCACTGCTGAACTTAATATACTTGATGGAGTTACTTCTACTGCAGCAGAGTTAAACATACTTGATGGTGTAACAGCAACAACAGCCGAACTTAACTATCTTGATGTAACTACTTTAGGAACATCTGAAGCATCTAAAGCCGTTACAGTAGATAGTAATGGTGATTTAGTTATACCAGATAGTGATAAGTTTAAGTTTGGTGCAGGTAGTGATATGCAGTTGTACCATGATGGTAGTAATTCTTATATTACAAATGCCACAGGTGCTTTAAAAGTAGCTACAGAGACAAGTGGTATAGCTATAACAATAGGTCATACAACTTCAGAAGTAACTGTTGCAGATAACTTAACTGTAACAGGAACAACTACTTTATCTACCACATCTTTTGGTGATGCTAATATTATTAATGTAGGTGATATAGCTCTTGATTCTATTAGTGCAGATAATACAGATATTAATGTAGCTGTTACAGACAACTCTGCTACTGCTTTTACTATTAAACAAGGATCTGATGCATACCTTATTGTTGATACAGCTAATAGTAGTGAGTCTGTTTCTATAGGTACAGGTGTATCAGGTACAGCTATTACAATAGGTCATGGCACTTCAGAAGTGACAATAGGTGATAACCTTACAGTGTCAGGTAATCTTACTGTTACAGGAACACAAACAGTTGTAGATACTGTTACTATGAATGCTCAAAATGCTGTTGTATTTGAAGGAGCTACAGCAGATGCTTATGAAACTACTTTAACAATAACTGATCCAACTGCTGATAGAACAATTAAATTACCTAATCAGTCTGGAACAATTCCTGTTCTAGCAGCTGATAGTGATACAGCAGTAACTGCTACTCCTGCTGAATTAAATATTATGGATGGTGGTACAAGTGCTACTTCTACAACTGTTGCAGATGCTGACAGAGTTGTTATGAATGATAATGGTACAATGGTTCAGGTAGCTGTGACAGATTTAGCAGCTTACTTTGATGATGAAATAACTGCTATGCCCAATCTTGTAACAACTGCAGCTACAACTGTTGGTGCTTTAAATAGTGGATCTATAACTACAGGTTTTGGTGCTATTGACAATGGTGCATCAAACATTACTACAGGTGGTCTATTAAAGATTGATGTAGATGCTGATGCTGATGATTTAACTGGTGATAGTTCTACAGGTAGAATTACATTAGGTGCAGGAGAAGACCTTAATCTTTATCATGGTGGTACTAACTCCTACATTGTTAATGATACAGGAGATTTAATACTTGACACAGCAGATGATATTGTTCTTGATGCAGATGGTGGTGATGTTTTCTTAAAGGATGCAGGAACACAATATGCAGCCTTAACTAATACATCTGGTAATTTAATTCTTAAATCAGGATCAACAACGGCCTTAACATTTAGTGGTGCAAATGTTACAATGGCAGGTAATATTGATGGTTCAGCAGGTACAGTAACTTTTGGCAGTCTTAGTGATGGTACAATAACAGCTACAGCATTTGTTGATGAAGATAATATGTCATCTAATAGTGCTACACTTATTCCTACTCAACAGTCTGTTAAAGCCTATGTGGATTCAGTAGCAGCATCTGCTAATAATGTTACTGGTCTTAATGCAACAGGTACAGAACTTAATGCTGTAGCTGATGGAGACACAAGTGCATCTGCTATTACTGTAGAAGATGCAGATAGAATACCTATTAATGATGGTGGCACAATGAAGCAAATTGCTGTCACTACTCTTGCTGCTTATCTTGATGATGAGATTACAGCAATGCCTAACTTAATAACCACAGCTGCTACAACTGTAGGTGCATTAGACAGTGGTTCTATTACTTCTGGATTTGGAGCTATTGATAATGGTACTTCAGGTATTAGAACAAACACCGTTACTGTAGAAACTTCTTTACTACCTGATGCTTCTGGTGGAGCAGATATAGGTAGTGCTTCTGCAGAGTTTGGTGATGTCTATATTGCTGATGACAAATACATTAACTTTGGTTCTGATCAAAATGTAGTTGTTGGTTATGATGAAAATGGTAATGATACGCTAGAGTTTAAAGCAAATGTAGAAGGAGCTGCATTAGGTTTTACTTTTAGTGCAGACCAAGCAGATGATAATGCTGATACTTGGAGATTAAGTTTAGCTGATGGTGGTACATGGACTTGGGATAGTTATACTTCTGGTTCATTTGCTACTAAACAAACATTAGATACATCAGGTAACTTAACCATTACAGGTGAACTTGATGCTGCTACACTAGATATTGAAGGTGATGCAGATATAAATGGTACTCTAGAAGCAGATGCTATTACTATTAATGGTACAGCTATTGGTTCTATTTATGGTGTTGTAGCAGGTAGTTCTTCTATTGTAACTACAGGTGCATTAGATGCAGGAAGTATTAGTTCAGGGTTTGGAAATATAGATATTGGCTCAAGTAATTTAACTGCAACAGGTTCAGGATCTTTAGGTGCGACATCATTTAATGACAATAATATCACAAATGTTGGAAATATTGCATTAGATAGCTTGACAGCAGACGGAAGTTCCATTACAATTACAGGTGACACTACTTTTGCTGATGGTGCTTATGATTTTGATATTGCAAGCCATGATGGTAGTAATGGTTTAAAACTAGGTGGTACACTAGTTACAGCAACAGCTTCTGATATAAATGGTGCAGCTACAACTGGTAAAGCAATAGCAATGGCAATGGTATTTGGATAATAAAGGAGAGAAAGTATGGCAAATCCTAATGTAGTAGCTGTTAGTAGCATATATGCAAACACTGCTGTTGATGCTGATGTAGCAGCTTCTGCAGTAAGTTTGTTAACGTGTGGTTCTAACAAGTTACAAAAAATAAACAGTTTAGTTATCGCTAATATAGATGGTACAAATGCAGCTACGATTGACGTATGGGTTACTCGTTCCTCTGCTGACTACTACATAGCAAAAACTATTTCTGTTCCTGCAGATGCAAGCCTTGTTGTTATTGACAAAAACATGGGTTTGTATTTGGTTGAAAGTGATGTTCTTAAAATACAAGCAAGTGCTGCAGGTGATTTATCTGCTACTTGTTCATATGAAGAAATAGATGATGCATAAGGATAGTTAATGGGTGTAAATAAAAAGGGTGGCTTAGTAGGTGGCTTTGATCAGCTTAGAGCACCTGATGCTCCTACTATAAGTGTTTCAGCAGGTAATGAAAAAGTTACTGTTACTTTTACTAATCCATCAGATACTGGTGGTGGTGATATTAGTTCTTATACAGCAACAGCAATAGCAGGTGGAGTATCTACTGGAGTAACAAGTGCATCAAGTCCTATTGAAATAACTGGATTAACTAATGACACAAGTTATTCTGTTACAGGTTTAGCTAATAATGTCTTTGGTGCAGGTCCTTATAGTGCAGCTACTTCTTCAAGTCCTGTTGCACCAAGAGCATTTTGGCTTGGTAGGACAACTGTTAATGTTTTTTATTCAAACATTACTTCTTTAGGTAATACTACTGATTGGGGATATGCAATGCAATATGCAGCATATTATCCTCCAACAGCTTCATCTGCAACTAGAGGAGTGCAGTGTGGTTATGATGCTGATCCTAATGCAGCATCATCTAGAAAAATTGAAAAATTAAATCTTGCAAGTGCAGGAGCAGGTACAAATTTTGGAGAACTAAGTGTAACTAGTGCTCAAGCTGGAGCAGGTGGTGGTAATGGTACAAGAGGTATATTTACTCAAGGTTGGAATTCATCATATGCTGCAACAGATACTATAGAATACGTTACTATTGCAAGTGAAGGTAATGCTTCTGACTTTGGTAATTTACTTACAGCGAGAGTTATAGTATCAGGTTGTGCTTCTCCGACAAGAGCTGTATTTAGTGGTGGGCAAACTTCTATAAATGTAATAGATTATGTTACAATTATGAGTACAGGCAATTCCACAGACTTTGGTGACTTAGTTGTAGGTAGAAATGGTACAGCTAGTTGTTCAAGTTCAACGAGAGGTATAATTTCAGGTGGTGATGCAGGTAGTGGGCAAACAAATCATATAGACTATATTACTATAGCAAGTGCAGGTAACGCTACTGACTTTGGAGATTTAACAAACCCTGTACGTTATCATGGTGCAGGCTGTTCAAGCACGAGAGCTTTAATTGCAGGTGAATATGTAGGCAATGCCACTGGAATTGATTATCTTACTATAGCTAGTACAGGTAATGGTACTGACTTTGGTGACTTAACAAACGCTGAAACAAATGGACTTTCTTGCTTTTCAGCTGCACATGGAGGATTATCTTAATGCCTAATTTTTCTGGAGTGTGGACTTTAAAAGAACAAGGTGTGGCTGTTAAAGGTGACAGGTGGCAAGGGATTCCTGAAAATGTTTTTATTTCTGGTGTTACAAGTCGTCGTGCTCTTGAAAAAATTAATTTAGCATCAAGTGGGGGTGCGTCAGATTTTGGAGAAATAAGATCAGGAGCAGGTCAATCTGGAGGAGATATTTCTGTTAGGGCAGGTTTTGGTAATGGAACAAGAGGTATTTGGTCTAGTATTGCTGATAATTATGGTGCAAGTACAGATATAGAATATTTTACATTTGCATCAACAGGTGCTTCTCAAGATTTTGGTGATGCAACAGTTGCAACAGGTAATGGGTCTGGATTAAGTAATAATACTAGAGGTGTAACAACAGGTCTTGGTAATACAAATGCAATGGATTACATTACCATAGCTTCAGCAGGTAACGCTACCGACTTTGGAGATTTAGCTACAGCTTCTTCTTATGGTTCAGCTTGTTCTTCTACAACTAGGGGTGTTATTGCAATAGGTTATAATGGTAGTACTTATAATAACGACTCTATTAATTATATTACTATAGCTTCAGCAGGAAATGCAACTGATTTTGGAAATTTAAGTCAAGCTAGAAGTTGGTCAGCTTCTTCAGGAAGTACTACTAGAGGTGTATTCGGAGGAGGTGGTGATGGTAGTTCTTATTATAACATATTGGATTATGTAACAATAGCTTCAGCAGGTAATGCCACAGACTTTGGAGATCTAAGTGTAACAAGTAGGTGTAACTGTTCTGGGTCAGGGTCAGCTAAAGCTGTTTTTGCAAGAACTGCTGCAGGTTCTACTGATGCTGAAAAAAGTTATATAAATATAATAACTGTAGCCTCAACTGGTAATGGAGCAGACTTTGGAAATTTGACTTATAAAGGTCCTATTCAAACAGCTGCAGCAGGCGATTCTACGCCATCACAACAAGGATAAATTATGACAAGATACTTAGGTGGATTAATTACTAAAGATGAATCATTAGTTCTTCCTGCTAATAATTATGAAGATACTTCTGCTCCGGGAGTATGGACACTAGAAGAAGCTCAAGCTCTTAACAAGCAAGGTCTTTGGCCTACTGCAGGTGTTAGTAATCCTGCCAAGTTTGTAGAAAATATATTTAGTGTTGATACTTATACAGGTAATGGTAGTGATGATCATAGCATTGTTAATGGAATTAATTTATCTGGTGAAGGTGGTTTAGTTTGGATTAAAGATAGAGGTAATAATAGTACTAACCACTCTATGTTTGATACAGTTCGTGGTGTTAATAAAAGATTAATTCCACACAAACAAGATGCAAATGCTGCAGTATCTAATATGCTTGATTCTTTTAATTCAAATGGATTTACTCTTGGTCAAGATAATAGTTCTGGTGATGTCAACACTAATAATAATAGTTATGTAGCTTGGACATTTAGGAAAGCATCAAAGTTTTTTGATATAGTTGAATATACAGGAACAGGCTCAGAACAATCTATAAGCCATTCTTTAGGTGCAACTCCCGGAGCAATTTTTGTAAAAAGAACAGATACAAATGAAAGTTGGTCTGTGTATCATAGAAGTAATGATTCAGAAAACAATGTTATAACTTTAAATAGTAATAGTGCTAACTCTAGTGATAATACACACTGGGGTACTCCAGACTCCTCTACTTTTACAGTAAAAACTTCTGGATATGTTAATTCAAGTGGTGGCACATATATAGCTTATCTTTTTGGACATGACACATCTTCTGATGGTATGATACAATGTGGTACAGTTGATGTTGATGGTTCTAATAATGCTACTGTTGATTTAGGTTTTGAACCTCAATGGATTTTGTATAGAACTTACACATCTTCGTCTGATTGGGAGATCCATGATTCATTGAGAGGTTGGAGTATAAGTCAACTTAGAAAAATACAAGTTGATACAAATGCTGAAACAACTTATAATGCTAAATATTCTTGGGTCACAAGCACAGGTTTTCAAACAAGTGGTTATTTTAGTGGTAGTCAAAAATTAAGGTACATAGCAGTGAGAAGAGGACCAATGCAAACACCTACAAGTAGAGCTAGTGTATTTGATTTAGAACTTGGTGGTTCTTCAGTAGCTGATGATGGCTTAACTATAAATACTGGTTTTCCTGTTGATTTAACAATGTTTAGAGATAATTATGCAAGTGGTGGTTCTAATTCTATAAAAGATAGATTGCGAGGAAACAAAGTTTTAGCTACAGAACTTGATAATGCTGAACAGGGTGGAAGTACCTACCAATCTTTTGATTCTAATGACGGACTTATAAACAGAGCAGGAGGTAGTGCAGGAAATTTAAGTGGTGGCATTTACTACGCTTGGAGAAGAGCGCCGAAATTTTTTGATATAGTTGCCTATGAGGGAACAGGTAGTGCAAGAACTATAAATCACAATTTAGGTGTAGCACCAGAAATGATTTGGTGTAAGTCAAGAGAAACAGTTTCATCTAGTAACAGTTGGTGGGTTTATCATAAAAATCTTCCCTCTCCAAATGATGATGCTTTTACTGTGAATGGTGTAGGTGACATTGCAACAGGTAATGGAACTTTACTTTGGAATAGCACTGCACCTACTTCAACTGTTTTTTCTCTTGGTACATACAATGGATTAAACCAAAGTGGTAAAGATTATATAGCTTATCTTTGGGCTACCCTTGCAGGAATAAGTAAAGTAGGAAGTTTTAGTCACACGAATGGCTCTAGCACAGATATAGATTGTGGGTTTAGTTCTGGTTCTAGTTCGGTAATGGTAAGAAGAATTGATAGTGGTATAAGCAATGATGCTTTATTTTATCATTGGGATAGTGTTAGAGGAATTGTATCTGGTAATGACTCTTATTTATCACTTAATAATAACGCATCTGCTGTTACAAATACAGATTTAATTGACCCACTTAACAGTGGCTTTCAAATAGCTAGTGGGTTTACAACTGGTGATTACATATTTTACGCAATAGCAGCATAGGAGATAATAATGGGTTGGGTACGAGAAAGAAGTACAGGTAGAGTATTAACAGATACTACTTGGATTGTGGAGAATAAATCTAAAAGACCACCACAACCTTTGACTACAGAGTTTATGGAGCATAATCAACTTGATCCTGTGTTTGAAGGTGCAAGACCATCACTAACACCACCTTATCAAATAGTATTAGATGATGGAGTAGAGTATAAAACTGATGGTAAGTGGTACACTAAGTATAAAGTAGGTCCTATTTACAGTGACTATACAGATAAAGATGGTAAGACTATAACTGTAGAAACTCAAACTGCTGCTCACAAAGCAAGTGTAGATGCAAGAGTAGCTGAAGGAAACAGAAGTAAAAGAACTGCTTTACTTGCAGAGACAGATTACTTTGGTCTTTCAGATGTAACGATGTCTAGTAATATGAAAACTTATAGACAAGCTCTAAGAGATTTACCAAAACATTCTAAATGGCCTCACTTAGCAGACAGTGATTGGCCTACTAAACCTTCATAGGAGAAATAATGGCATATAAAGTAGTAAAATATAGATTAACAGCAGAAGGTACAATACCAACTTTTCTAAAGTTTGGTGTGCCTCAATCAACAGGAGGTATGTATCCTGTTAAAGATAGTACAGCAAGTCCAAGAGATCATGTCATGATTGGGATTGCAGATGATGGTGCAGATATATCTGGTTCTGAAGGTGAGATTACAAGTAAGGATAATCTTACAACCTACCTTACAAGTATAAGTAGTGGTAAAGGTTGGAAACAACTTGCATCAGATGGGGTTACAGACGAAGCTTTTGTACCTGCAACTCATGCTACAAGAGTATGGAATGATTTAACAACATTAAATGGTGGATAATTTGAAAACTGATTTAGTCGTAAAAGATATACAAAATGCTTTGGTTAAAGTAAAACCAGAATACAAAACTATGTTAAAGAACATAGATGAAAAGATGCCTGTTATACAAGAAGCAACTAGTAACTTTCATAAGTCACACTCACAGTTTATGGGTGTAACACTTGATGTTACTGCTATTACTCCTGTTCGTTCTATTAAACATACACTAGCAGAAGTAGATAAAACAAAGAGTGCCTTACAAGAAGCTCACATTAGAATGCAAAAGAAAGCTGTAGAACTAAAGATGAAACAGCGTGAGTTACTTGAATGTCAAGATGATCTTGATAGAGAGATGTTAGAGATAGAAATACTAGAATTACAAACACATTCTATTAATGCCCAAAACTCTGTACAGGGTGCAATACGTAAAATGAACTTCTTTGTCAATCAATATAACTCTTTGTTAAAACATCTGGGAGTAGATGAGATTACAGAAGAGATGTATGAGAAAGAAGAAAACAGATACCACATTATGACAGCTATGAAACAAGCTTTATCAAGTGCTAGACCTAGAGGTGGTATTATAGATGAAGGTAATATGATTTATATCTTTGACTTAGGTATCAGTGGTGCTCAAGCACAAGCTGAAGTCTTTGCTTATCTTAATGCAGAAAATGAACTAATGAAGGAAGGTAAAGCACCTACACATGAGATGACTATGCGTTGGCTAGAAGCTTGTGCAGATAAGTGGGAAGGTGATCCACAAAAGTTTGCAAAACGTAGAGGATTTACACTTCTTGACAAGCAGTCACTAACTAATACTAAGAAGATAGAGAATAAGACAAAGCACTAATGTTTGATCCAATCACGATAGGAGCTTGTTTAACAACAGCAAGCACTGCATTTGCAGGATTAAAAAGAGCCTTCCAAGCAGGTCGTGATATAGAACAGATGAGTGGAGATCTTTCAAAGTGGATGGGTGCTGTGTCTGATATAGAACAAAAAGAAAAACAGGCAAAGAACCCACCTATCTTTCGTAAAGTCTTTGGGTCAGTAGAGCAGGAAGCACTAGAAGCATTTGCTGCTAAGAAGAAGTTAGAGGAACAAAGATACGAACTTAAAACTTTCATACAGCTTTCTCATGGACCTAAAGCTTGGGATGAGTTAATTGGAATGGAAGGTAAAATTAGAAAAGTTAGACAAGAACAGCTTTATAGAAAACAAGAGTTTAAAGACAGGTGTATTGAAGGTGCATTTATATTCTTTCTTGTTTGCACAGTTATAGGAATAGGTTGGCTTGTATGGTACTTAAAATCAATTCAGGAGTAGTAGATGGAAATCAGTATGTGGATGTTCTGGAACATCATCTTAACATTAGTAATAGCTCCTGCTGTATGGGCATTCAGAGGACTCATACAGGAAGTCAAACGTATTGATATACTATTAAATAAGACAAGAGAAGAATATGTTACACGTAAAGAAATGCGTGATGATCTTAGTCAAGTGATGGATGCACTTCATAGATTAGAAGATAAACTAGATAAAGTATTGAGCAAGGATTAGATAGATGGCAGAAAAAAGAAAAGTCACAGCAAGAGAAGCTAAGAATAATCTTGAACCTTTTGGTTATGATGGTCCTGCAAGGTGGACATCTATAGATGCTTTTGTTAAAGCTAATCCAAGAGCTAAAGCTGCAGTTACTGCTAACAAAGGTGCATTTGTACAAAGTGAAGCATTAGGTTTTTCTCCGGGTGGTTATGTTAAAAGTTACATAAATGATTCAGGTACACTTGTTAAAGAAAGAGAAGATGGATCACTTACAAAATTTGGTGCTGAAGGTAACGTAGTTGAATTTGATGCTCAAGGTCAAGTAGCTTCCAATGTCTATGGTGGTCATACATTAGGAGCAGATACTACTAAAACAAAAACAGTAGATCTTGATAAAGATCAACAAGCTAAACTTGGTCAACTTTTTGTTAACCCTAAGATAGATGATGATGGTATATGGGGAAAAAATAATCAAACTCAAAGAGACTATGGAAAAGGTATATTAAGTGGTAGGGGAGATAGGGTTGCACAGTTAGTTAATCAAGGTGCTAATGTTTATTTAAATGATAAAGGTCAGGTTATGTTAGAGACACCTGATGGTTCAGAAGCTAAACTTGATTATAATGCAGCAAGAAGAGCTTTTCAGGCAGGTTTAATAACAGGTGGTAAAGCTACCTATGGTGCTGCTGAAGAAGAAACTAAAGAGGAAGAAGAAACTACACCTGAAGATACAACTCCTGCTCCTCCAGTTATGTCAACACCTAAACAATCTGCTCCTGCTCCTGATATGCCAGCTGCTGTTTCATTAGAGCCTAGTCAAGACGAGATTGATAGAGCTGCAGAAATATTTTCTTCAGATGGAACTGTAACATTACCTACTGGTAGTTATGATTTACCATCAATAGAAACACCTACTGTAGAAGCTCCTGAGGGAACAACAGCAGTAGATGCACCAACATTTGAAGCTAATGTACAAAGACAAGCTGAACAGTTTAAACAAAGAGGAATAGATCAAGCTCAACTTATACAGCCACAAACTCGTGCAGAGAAGATAGCAGCAGGTCAAACTGTAGGAAAACTTGAGCAAAGACTTTATCAAAACAGACAGGGTATGTCTACATATATTCTTGGTGTGTATAATAGTGAAGGTGTATGGACTCCTTCTCAACCTATACCTCAAGGATACAGAGTAGCTAATGTAGGACAAGCACCTTATCTTGTACAACAAGCAGCATCTGCTCCTACTACACCTAATATTGATGTGACTACAAACCCTTTTGGTGTACCTGCAGATAAAGTTGGTGATCCAGAATATGTTAATGTTTATCAAGGTGGTATGATTAGAGGTTATAGTCCCGGTGGTATGCCACAAGATCCTAATGATGAAACTAGTACACCAGAAAATCCAATTACTACACCTGATACTCCTACAGTTACAGTAGCAGATCAACCTATTACTAAAGAACAAATGGCACAAGGTCAAGCTGATCTTACTGCAGGTGCAATATTAGATCCTGCAGGTACAGCAGTAGCAGCTCCTGTAGCTACAATTAATCCTGATGCAGAAGGTACAGTATTAGGTGCTACTACAGGTCAAGCATTAGGAACTGCTCCTATTATTACTGATCCTGCACAAGCACCTAAAACAATTACTGCAGATACTCCAGACAAACCTCCAGTTTCTAAAGTTACAGCTCAGAAAGCAGAAGATAAAATAAAAACTACACTTGAGGGTGGTCTTGACGTTAAAAAAATGTTAGATAATGTTAAAGGATCTTCATTTTATAAGCCTGAATATAACCCTGAAACAGGTAAAATAACAATTGAAGTACCTCAGATTGAAAAACATTGGTTGAGAGTTGATAAAGATGGAAATCCAATTCCACAAAAACCTTTACCACCAGTTAAAAGAGAAGTTACTCCTGAAGAGTTTGCAGATATGTTTGGTGCTGATGTTTCAGACTTTACATCTCAAGGTGTACAAGCTGCTACATCTACTGGTCCTACAAAAACAATAGAAGCACAAACACAAGACACTACAAAGATATCTGATCTTGAAGCAGCTCAAGGAACTACTAAAGAGATTCAAGATCAACTAAAAGAAGATATGCCTACTAGAGAGCTTCAAGAGGGAGAACTTATATCTGGTAGTGCAGTAGATAAAGGTGAAGTAGCAGAAACTTTTGGCACAGGAGAAGTAAAAGCTGCTTCTATGCAGGATGAAATGACTACCTTGATGGATCAATTTGAAGGAGGTAACACACCACCTTGGGCAGCAGGAGCAATGCGTAAAGCTACTGCAGTAATGGCACAGAGAGGTTTAGGTGCATCAAGTATGGCAGGTCAAGCTATTATACAAGCTGCTATGGAAGCATCATTACCAATAGCACAGATAGATACAGCTAACAAACAACAGATGGCTCTAACTAAAGCAGAACAAAGAGCTAAGTTTATGCAGATGGATTTTGATCAAGAGTTTCAATCTAAAGTTAAAAATGCTGCAAAGGTTAGTGAAGTTGCTAACATGAACTTTACTGCAGAACAGCAAGTAGCACTAGAGAATGCTAAGATGGCACAGACTATGAATCTTGCTAACTTAAACAATAGACAAGCCTTAGTCATGGCTGAAGCTGCTCAGATCTCTCAATTAGAGATGGCTAGTTTAAATAATAGACAGCAAGCTCAAGTTCAAAATGCACAAAACTTTTTAGCAGTTGACATGGCTAATCTTAATAACGAACAAGCTACAGAAATATTTAAAGCACAGGCTTTAGCTAATACTATCTTGAGTGATACTGCTGCATCTAATGCATCTGAACAATTTAATGCATCAAGTGAAAATCAAACTGAACAATTCTTTGCTAGTATGAAGTCTCAGATCAGTCAGTTTAACTCTGCACAATCTAATGCTATGTCACAGTTTAATGCAGGTGAAGCTAATGCAATACAAAAGTTTAACTCAGAGTTACAAGCTGCAAGAGAACAATTTAATGCACAGATGTATGCACAGATAGCACAAGCTAATGCTAAATGGAGACAAGATACTACTACTGTAAACACAACTGCTGCTAATCAAAGTAACTTTCAATATGCAAAAGATGTTAATGGTTTAACTAATAAAGCTATTGATGAGATCTGGCAGAGAGAAAGAGACATTATGAACTTTGCATTTAGTGGAGCAGAGAATGCTAAAGAAAGAACTATGAATCTTATTCTTGGAGACAAAGAGTTAGAAAAAGTAAGATTACAATTAGATAAAGCTGAGAATGATGCATTCACAGAAAATATCTTTGGTTTACTTTTTGGTAAAGGTGGAATAGGTAATTTATTTGGTGGTAAAGGTTTATTTGGGGAACTAAATCTCTTTCAGTGATATGTTATTTAGAGGCCTACTTATTTTACTTTCGTTATTATTAATAATAAAGGGGACAGATATGTCTAGTATGTATGAACAAGCTTATAATCAATACCTAAAGATGGAGGGTAGTTCTTTTGTTTCACCTGAGAAACCTAAATCTTTAGGTGGTAGACCTGATGTAAAGGTAGCTGATGCACAAATATCTAAGATAGGAGCTACTAATATTGCTATCTATGAAAGATTTAGTGCTATTAGAAAAGAAAATAAAAGACTTAAAGAACAAGAATTTTTAAAAATGAAAGCTTCTTCAGGTAAGGATCAACCTATTAATACTAGACCAAATTTAGAAAAAGAATTTTCTAAGTCTGATGAATATAATACTGAAAGAGCTGATAGATATTTTACAGATTTAAAGAGTGAGTTTCCTAATCTTACTAAGAAACAACTTAGTGCTATTGTTGGTAATCTTCACCATGAATCTAGAGGTTTTACTGCATTTAAAGAGACTGGTGGTAGAGGTTTAGGTGATGCCCAATGGACAGCTACAAGAAGAAAAGAATTTTTAGACTTTACTAAGAAGAATGGTTTAGATCCTAAAACTTATGAGGGTAGTTATGCTTTCTTAATACATGAATTAAAGAGTAATAAAACTCATGGATTTACAGAAGATTTTATGGAGAAGTTTAACAATCAAGATTTAAGTATTAGTCAGCTAACTAAAATGTTTGAAAGACAATATCTAGTTGCAGGTGAACCTAAGATGCAAAGTAGAATTGCTGATGCTAATTTTTATTTTAATAGAGAGGACTTATAATGCAATTTAACAGACCTGTTCCGGGTCAATCTCTAACATCAACACCTAAAGGTGCTCCATATGAGAGACCCCCAGAAATAAATGATCCAGTAAAAGCTTTAGATTACCATTTAGATATACTTGATAATCCTAAAGCAGTGGAACAAGCAATGTTTATGTTAGAGATGGGTGTGGATTTGTCTACATTAGTAGAAGGTATTACTCGTAATGCTGTGATGGAAGGTATACATTCAATAGATATAAGTTTAATAGTAGCACCTGTTATACATGAATACTTAAAAGGTTATGCAGACTCTTTAGATGTAAAATATGATGAGGGTTTTGAGGATAAAGGAGAAGATGAGAGGGTGTCTTATGCTAGAAATGAAATGTTAGCTAGAAAATTTTTAGCTGAAAGACAAGAAGGGGAAGGTAATATGAGAGATGGTGAGAGAACTTATTTTGAAGATTACGAGACTGATGAAATAGATCAAGATATGGTTGTAACACCTGAAGATGTAGAAATAAGAAAAGTTATTCGTGAAGGTCAGGGTGACATGGCATCAGTTGAAAAACCAAAAGGATTAATGGCGAGGGCATAAAATGAAATTAACAGCAGTAGGTATAAGAAACTACCAAGATAAAGTAGAAGCTCGTCAAGATCAACGAGAAAAAACTATTATGGATTTATATGCTAAGGGTGGTGCATCATCAATAGCTAAATTATTTAATAGATCAACTGTTAATAATAGAGGTATACAGTTATTTAATCGTAATGATGAAGATGATATAACACAAACATCTTTAGGTCCTACTATGGGAGATAGTTATGTGTTTGGTCAGTCAACAAAAGAAGCAGCTTTTATGAAGGATCTTCAAGATAACTTTGGACTAGATGATGATACAGCTGCTAAGTTTATGGCTAATGGAGACCCAACAGTTTTTGAAAGACTGCATAAAAAAATTAAAGCTGCTCAAGAATTTTATGAAGTACAAGATAAACCTTTTGCAAGAAGTCCTGTATCAGAAAAATTTATTGGAAATTTAATACAGGGTTCTATAGCTCAAGCATCTACTCCATCAGGAAGAATAGATATTAAAAAAGTAGAAGATTACGTTGGCAGAGAGTTAGATGGTTTATATAAAGGAATACTTCAACAAGAAGAAATGCCAAGAGGTCAGATTATTCTTGGTGATAAATTTTTAGGAGAGGATTTTAAACCTAATGAAATAAAACTTTTTGTTAATAATGCTACTTCATCAACTGCACTAATGGCAGAAAGACATAGTGACAAACTTGGGGTTAAGATAAAAAAACTTAATGATATTAAAGAGGGTTATGTTACTGATCCTTCTGGTGCAAGAACTCAAACAACACCTAGAAATTTAACAGAATCTGAAATAATTGAAAGAGATTTTTATATAAATTATCAACAACAATTAGATAGTGCAAGAGAATCTTTTAAAGATGACGATAATCCTTTAGAATTGTTTTTAATTTATGGTGCTAAAGGATTAGAAAGATACTTAAAACAATCGCCTAAATTAGCCAGAGATACTTTAGTTAATCAATACTTAGAAGCTGCTAGAGCTAGAGATTTTATTTTAGTTCCTGTTCTTCCCGGAAGACCTACAGAATTAATTCCTTATGATCCTAATCTTAATCCTAATACGCAAAGTTTTTTATATCAATTAGTTTATGGAGATAAGTTATTTGGAGTAGGAGATAAGATTGCAGCTTATGATGGAACTTTAGAATCACCTAATATATTACACTCATATGATTTAACAGATAGGTCAAATTAATAATGACAATAATGCCTATAAATATTAATACTAATATTCCAGAACCAGAAAAGTTTGACATTTCAGATTTTCTTAACCAACAAGATTCTAATAATATTAATACACCCACTATTGAACCAACTCCTTATGAAATGGAGGTTGTACCATATAATATAGAATCACCAGTTGTTGTTCCTTCATTAAATAAAGACTCTTATATAGATCTTGAAAAGATTTTTGCTCAAGATTATGAAAACAGAAGACTTACTAAAGAACAAATACTAGCTGATAATAGACTTATGGATATTATTAAAAGTAATTTAGAAGCTAGGTATACACCGGGTGGGTTATTAACTAAAGCTAGAAGGGGTGTTGTTGGTTTAGCAGGTGGTGATATAGGTGGCCTCAAAGGTAGAGACTACAGGAATATGTCTGACGAAGATGTATTTGAAATATGGCAGAACTACCAAAGATCTTTTAGTGCAGGTCAAACAGTTACTGTAGGTAATGAGATAGCTTACACAATGAATGCTAATGATGATATTAAAGTTAAGCTTGGTGCAGGTTATAAACTATTTGATCAGATGATTAATGCTTATACTGGTGCTTTTACTGGTAAAAGTAGTTGGGCAGAAATGGCTGATGCTACTTGGGATTATGCTAAAGCAGGTGTATATGATCCTGCTACACTATTAGGTTTTGGTCTTGGTAAATTGTTTGGTTTTGGTGCTACTAAAACTTCAGCAGTTGCTGCAAAAACTCTTATGAAAGAGGCATATAAAAAAGCAGTTAAAGAAGGAACAACTAGACAGCTAGCATTTAAAACTATTGGCAATGCTGCTAAACAAGCTTTACCTTTTGCTTTTATAGATACTACAATAGCAGTTGGTGCAGATGCATTAACACAGATGCAGTTAATGGATGTAGGTGTTCAAGATGAATTTAGTCCTGCACAAAGTGCTATAACTGCAGCAGGTAATATGTTAGTAATACCAACTTTAGTTGCTATGGGTGCAACTGTAAAAGAACTAAGGAAAGGTCCACTTAAAAAGACTTTTCTTTCTTATCGTCAATTTGATGAAGACTTCTTAACTTTAGGAACTAGTAAAGCTGAAGCAGAACTAAAGAAAAGAGTTAAAAAGGACATCATCATTAACTATGTAGATGAAAACTTTGGATTAATAAAAGGTGATAGTAAAAACTTTTTAGAATGGAAAGTTCTTAGAGATAATGCTAAGAAAAGAGTAAAGGCTAGAGGTGAACAATACGATAGTAATGAGATAACAAATGCTTTCTTTCAATACTTTTGGTTAGGTAGTCCAGATCAAAAGACTAAAGGATTTTTTCAAGCACTAGAAGATTCAGGATTTGTTGTTCATCCTGCTATGCTAAAAAAGTATGGAACAAGAACAGCTGTTTATGCTAATGCTATTATGGAATACTTAGACACAAAACAAGTTAGGGAAATAGTAAAAAAGTTTGAAGAAGATACTGGTCGTAAACTAATGTTTACAGATATTAAAACTGAAAAGAGAATTATAGATGGAGTAGAAACAAATGTGAATGTTTCATATCCTGTATCAGGAGATAAGATAACAGCTAGAAGCATGGGTTATCATTTTGCTAAATCAGTTAGTGAAGCAGGTGAAGCTCTGTGGCTACCATCAGAATTAAGTAGACTTGAAAAAGCAGGTGTTAATATAAAAGATGCTATTGAAATGATAGCAGGTCAAACTAAAAAAGGAGAAGGACCAACAAGTAAAGAGATGAGACAGTTTGGTTTATCTGTCTATAAAAGACTATTAACTTCTCATCTATCTACAACCGGTGCAAACTTAAAAGGTTTTGTTGCTTTAGTAAACTTAAATACTATGGCTGACTTTGTAACTGGTGGTATTAACTTAGCTCAGAGTGGTGTTTATTATGGAATGCTTGATGCTAAAAAGGGAAAAGAGTTTTATGATGAAGCTTATGGTAGTGTGTTTGGTGCTTTACGTAGAGGTTTTGATGTAATATCTCCAGACATTCCAATAGAGTATGCTAATAAAATACTTGAGTTAGATCCTAAAATTAAGTCTAGATTATTTAGAGATGTTGCAGGAGATGGTGGTGTAAGAGATTCTTTTGAACATTTTAATTTAGATAAAGGTAATATAATAGTATCTTCAACAGGAAGAATAATTGATGCAGCAACAAAAGGTGCACAAACTTTAACCTTTGTTAGATTACAAGATGATATAACTAAGCGTTGGGCTTTTGGGACTAATATTAATCAATATATAATGAGAGAATATGGTGTGAGTCCTGATCAGTTTTATGCCAGACCTGATGTATCTTTAGAGATGGCCTCTAAAAAATTTCAAGAAAGGGTAGTAGACAGGGCATTATTTAGAACAATGAGAGAGACTGCATCTGTAAACTGGTCTACTTTACCTGCAGGTAATGCTTTTAGAGCAGCTGCAAAACAAATAGAGAACTTTACTAATAATACTGAGATAGGTTATATAGTTCCTTTCGGTAGTTTTATGAATACTACCATTGCTACTATGGGAGACTTAACTGCTTTCAATGCTTTTAGAGCCACATATAGAGCACTGACTGGAAAGAAACCTGACTATGCTGATCCAGAGTTTGCTGAAGCTTGGGGTAAAGCTTCTGTTGGTATAGCATTAATAGCTCTAGGAATACCTGCAGCTAGAGAAAGAATTGCTGAAGGCTTATCATATTCACAAGAAAGAAATGAAGAGGTATTACAACTTGGTCCATATAAGATAGGATCAGGACAAGGTATGGGAGATATTGAAGATAAAACTTATGACTGGCCTGTGTCAACTATCAGACTTTTATCTCAGATACTAGCTCATGGTATGAAAGATACTAATGATCCTAGAGAAATAGACTACTCAGAGATACCTAAAAATTTAATAGATGAGGTCATACTTCAAACTGGTGGTCAAGCTATTAGAGATTTAGACTTTACAGGTAGACAAGTAAAGTATGTAGTAGAAAAGTTAAAGAATGGTGATATTAAACCTCTTGTAGATCTTATGGGTGGAGCAGGAGAGAGAATACTATCAGGTGCTACTCGACCTTTTGATACTCCAAATCAAGTTATAGGAATGTTTACTGATAGTAATATGAATCCTAATCTACGAGAAGGTTTATTTTTACAGGGAGAAGCTGTAAGATACATTAATAATATACCAAAATTATTTAGTCGAGAGAGTTTATCTGAAGATCTACCACTAAAAGCAACACCATTTAGAGGTGTAGAGTTAAGTAAAGCTGATCCCGGTAAGAATTTATTTGGGGTTAGAACTGTAAATGAACCTAATCTAATGGAAAGAATGGTTAATGTTGCAGGTATGAGGTACTGGGATGTTTATAAAACAGATGCACCTAATCAAATACAAAACAGAATGAATCAGATAGCTGCACCTTTCTTTGAGGACAGAGCTATAGAAGCTCTAAAAGCTAATCCTGATTTTATGGATCTTAGAAAACAAGATCAAGTAGATATAATAATGGATATATCATCTAAGGTTAAAGAAGATGTAATTAATTTTATGGAAAAATCTTTACCTAAAGAAATTAATATTATTAGATTACTATTTAATAAAGATAAAGAAAAGGTAAAAGAAATTATGGACTTCTTAGATATAGAAGGTGAGCTAATAGATTTATTAGATAAACCAGATGGTTTAAAACAATTAAGAACTATTGAACATATGTTAAAAAACTATGATGATTATAAACCATACAAAACTTTTAACTAATCTTCTTCATCTAATAATTTATCTGCCCACTCATAAGCCTCTTTAGCTACTTCTATCTTATTTGTTTTACCCTTAGCAATTAGACCTGACAATGCTTGTCCTGCAAGATAACGTCTAGTTGTTAAGGGTTTTGCTTTTTTAGTAGGTTTAACTATACGTAGTCTACGAAAGTTCCTTGCTTCCTGTTCCAGATTCTTCCACTTCATTTCTTTGTACCCACCTATCTCTTAATCTATTTAAATACCAGATTGCTTTATCAATATCTTGTACACCATTTTTATATTCACATCTCCACAAATACTTTAATACATTTGCAGCATGTGGTGCTATATCTCCAGACATCTTTTCTGTCATGGCTTCAATAGCTTCAATGCATTCTAGTCCACCACGATTATAATGTTTAGGGTTGTTAACATCATCATAGTGTCCATGAAAAGTTGTATCAGTAGTTAAGGTAATTGTTTCTGTCATATTTTCTCCGTCACATATTTCACACTCATAACATTTTAAGTCATCATCAAGATAGTTGCCACACATAGCACACATTTCTTTAGGAAAGATTACTGTCATGTTAAACTCCTATGTCTACAACCTCGCATGAGTCACCACTACAAGCCATAGTTTGACTGCCAGATGTAGTATCACCTTTCTCATAGTCTCTTAGTTTATTCCAATTAATTCTAGTATTCATTTTAGAAAGCATATCATTATATTCGTCTTCTGTACACTCTTGATAAGGTGCTTGCTGATATACATGATCAGAGTGTGGTAAAAAAGATACACCAGACATCTTATCAAAATGTTTGAATACAAATGCACCTACATCTAACCACTCGTTTTCTTTAACAGTAACAGTAACAGATGGTTTATGCTCACACCAATGTTCTTGGTATATCAACCAGATATTTAATTGATCTATAGCAGATAACTCATCTCTAACTCTAGAACCTTTAGGTGACTTCATAGGAAAACTAAATACTGTAGTAGTATCAGGTTTCATTACACATGGTTCACTAGGTACACCTTGATCTATCATAAACTTAGTAAGTGGATCTTTGTTATCACCACGTACTGTTCTTATGTAATACTTAGAATGTCTAGCATGAATACCACTAGCTGAATCACACAGCTGAGATACTGTACCACTAGGTTTAACACATGTAATAGCAGTGCTCTCTTGGATACCAAACTTCTTAGCAAACTCTTTATTAGTATCAATAGCTACTTGCTTAAATCTTGGAAGTCTTTTATCCATATCAACTAGATTACAATTAGTATGTATACTATCCATAATACCTGTAAGACTTACACCAAGTAATCTCTCTTCTTCAGTATTAGTTCTCCATATTTTTCTTAAGTATGGAAAGTCTGTAAGTGTAGCTTGAGCTGTTCCTAGTATAGTAGCAATCCTAATCTTCTTCTCTATATCATCATCTTTGTCACCATCTTTTATTACTACTTCAGTAAGATTACAGAACTGATGTGGTCTTAGTATTATTTCACTGCAAGGATTAGTACCAAAGTCATAGTTAGGATCTCTTCTCTCATTCTTCATGGCTTGTTTCTTAGCAGATACTCTATTAAAGATACCTCTCTCACCTGACTTAGATTCTACTAATGAAGTCCACTCTCGTAAGAATGTTTCAGAGTCAGGCTTATCTGTATAAACGACAGAGTTGTTAGACAATGCCATATGTGGAGCAGTCTCCCACCATTGACCAGTCTTAGCATGACGCATTCTAATATCAGATAAGTTAGACAAACTAATCATAGCTGATCTACGTACACCACCTACTACTACAATCTCACCAACCTTACACATAATACTATGACAATCATAGCTAGATAGCTTTCTACCTTTTGCTTCTTTAAACATATTAATAGTAAACTTAAATAGATCAACAAGAGGAGCAGGTCCAGATGCTCTACCACCAAATGTTTTTAGTCTAGCACCTGCAGGTCTAATCATACTAACATCATAAGTTGGTATCTCACCTGCATATAGTAAAGCTATAAGCATACGAAATGCTCTTGCCCAACCTTCTTTACTATCTCTTACAACAATAGTTGTTTGACTATCTACTAAAACATCTGGCACTTCTGGTAGTTTATCTACATATTGTCTTTCAACAGAGAAGCCTACACCTGTACCACAAAGTAATATATACATAGCTTCATCAAAAGATTTAATATCATCTACCGGTAGATAACTACAGTTATATCCTGCAGTATTGTCTCTATCTAATGCAGGTCCTGCAGTCATTAAGGCTCTCATAGAGGGCATAACATCTAGGTTATGTATAGCTGCCCATATTTCATTACTAGTATTATCATCTATACCTACTTTCTCAGACATATAATCTACATATCTAGTAACAGTTTCACTCCACGTTTCTCTTCTCCCCTCATCATCTAACCAACGTGCATATCGTGATGTTGCAATAAAGTTTTGGTAATCTGTTGGTAGTGCATTACTCATCTATTATCTCCTGACCCTTGTATTTTATTTCTCTTTTTTCTATCATGTAATTTTTTAATATTAGTATCTAATACAGTTTGTAAATCAGATCCTATATGATTAGCCAGAGCAGTAGTATAAAACAAAACATCTCCAAGCTCTTTAACAATATCTTCTTTTGAAAAATCTTCATCTCTAATAAACTTTTTTATTTTCTCTGCTACTTCTCCTGCTTCTCCAACCAAGCCTAGTGTATTTTCTACAAGTCTAGTATTAGCAACAGTAATAACTAACTTTTCTACTTCTTCAGAATAATCTTTTATGTTCAATCTAGTCTCCTTACTACATCTATATCTTCAATTTCTAGGTCATCTATATCATAAAGAGCAGACTCTATAGCACTAGTAATAGTATCTACGTTATCAGTATCTCCTACCTCTAACATATTAGAATCATCATCTATATTTATATTAATTACTACTTCATACTTCATAACAAGAACCCCTAGTTATATCTAAATATTATTAATTGTCAACTACCGTATTCGGCTTTTAATCTATTTAACGAAACAAATTCTGGATCGTATGTACCATTGTTTATATTTCTTTTTATGATCACACCTTTCCACCACTCTAAGTTTGCCTGACCTGCCCACCCTTCCTGACCACCTTTAAAAGAACCTGCTACTAATCCTATAGATGGATTAGGAAATGCATCATCTTTAAAGTAAATATGTCTTTTATGACTATGTCCAACTGTGATAGAAGAGTGTCTCTTCTTAATTAAACTATAAGCATGATGTTCTCCTGACATAGCTGTACCATAATTACCAGTAGCTATATAGTGTGCATAGGATACACCATCTTTTGTAAATATATCTGGTGCTGAGTTTTTATACTCATAGTATTCATCAAACCAAGTCTTAGTTTGAAGATGGCTGAAACTAATACCATACTTTATACCCTCTAATCTGGGATCAAAACCAATAGCTCTCTTTATCCTATGTTCATGATTACCTTCTGCTCCAAAGAATGCAGGTCTTTTTCTTTTCATCTTTTTAAACTTGTACCTAATACGTTCTTGAGAATCATTATAACTATTAATATCTTTCTCATAGTTTTGAGATGCTATTGCAGTAGGATACTTTGTATCGTAACTATTTAATGATCTCATGTCTGCTCCATCTCCAAGATCAATTACATAGTCAGGTTTAAGATCATATATCAATTCACCTAACCAAGTAAATCTCTCATTGGATACTTCTGGATCTGCATGAGCACATGTGTATATCACAGCTGTTTTACTCATGATAACATTCCTGTGTAATTTCTATCATTCATATTTATTTCTAGTGCCTCCATGTGGTTGTCAAAATATTTTTTCCATTGATAGACTTGATCAAGAGTCTCAAAGAAAAACTCATGATCTATAAGCTTGCCATCTATTTCTACTTTACAAACAGCAAACCATTCTAGTTCACCTATATGAGGATAATCTTCAATATCTTCAGGTGGTAAATCTGTATAATGAAATGGGCCTTCTGTCATTGCCCATATTTTCATCTTAGTTATCTCCATTTATTTTCCAATCTTTAAGTAAGTCCGTATAATGTTCTAGTCCTATCATTACAACCCAAGGTTTATGATCTGATCTAAAGAATACTACAGGCTCTCCTCCTTTATTTAAACTGTGATTTAATGCTTGTTCCATATATGCATATACAGTTTTTAATTCTCCCTTACGTCTTTTAACTTCTATTGCTAGTGGTAATCTTTTTCTAGCTTGTGGTGAGAACTGTATATCTGCACCTGTGTCCCCCATTATGGCAGATTTAATATCATCTTTCTCAAACTGTGGAAAAGAATCTAATAGTTTATCACGTATCTCTTGTTGTCCTAGTCTACCTTTAGCCTTAGCTGATCTGCTCATGTATCACCTCTTTTACTTTAGGTTTGTTTTTTACTTTGATAAGAAACTCAGGTCCATAAGAGTATAAGAAAGTTCTCATCTCAGGCCAACAAGTTTTCTTATATTCACAGTAACTGCATTGCATACTAAGTTTAGTATTAGGACTAGTTTTAGATTGTGGTATTGGATCTATTCTTTCTTCTGGTATATCTCCCTTAACCATATCTTTAACTTCTAATATCTCTTTCTCTTTAGTTTCTAATTCTTTAGAGAAATCATAAACATCCAGACAAACATGTCCATTCTGTTTATCAACTGCAAGGAAAGCACCATGTGTTTTATTAGTAACAAGTGGATCATCTTTACCTGCATAAACATATGAACTGAGCTGTGATATATAACCGAATGGATCATCATCTCTTAACCTTCCCTCTTTAAACTTTTTAAATGCATAGCTACTGCATGATTTAACATCAATAGTCATACCATCTATGATTGCATCTCTGTGTCCTTTGATACCATGAACATCTAATCTGTCTTGCATTCCCTCTACTTTATGTCCACTGGCAGCAGTTAAACAGAGTATTAATTCTTCAATCATATCCCCATAAAAAAACTTTAGTAATGTATATGCTTCTAATGGTTCACCTTTACCTACTGAGTTAATCTTGTACCATAACTTACGTTTACATGGTGTTCCAATTGACGACAAAGAAAGGTAGCTTCTTGGTTCTTGTGGTTTTAAAAACCTTTGGCAAGATAACATTGCTAATTTAGAACTAAAGTGTTTAGTTATAGCTGCATTCCAATTACCTTCACCTTGTATAGTAGAGTATATATCTTCTACTAATGTGTTAATCTTTTTCATAAGGTGATCCTTTATGTTTTCTTTTTCTAAATATGTTTTTAATTTTAAGGGGGATAACCTTGAGACTAAACTGAGGAGATTGTAATTCTTTAGCCTCAAGGTTTCTTGGTTTGGGTCTCTTAAAAGAGTACTTCTTCACTTGTTTTCTTAGATGGTTTCTTCGTGGAGGGAGGCACGTCACCATCAGTTTGTGGTTGAATATACTCTACATGTTCAAGAACTTTTACCTTCTCTAGTCTAGTACCTACATTCTGATACTTGGGTATATCATATACAGATAGGTGAACTTGAACAGTAGACCCATTACCAATCGGTCCATCTTCATCATAGCTCCAAGGTGCATCATCATTCTTTACAACGATTGGTGGACCACATTCCCAATCATTATTGGTCTTGAACTTTCTATCAAAAGTTATCTTCTGACCTCTACCTTGAGCATCTACAACACCCTTCTTCATAGACTTAGAAGACTTCAGCTTACCAAAGTTATCGTCATCTAATATTACATCAATAGTACAAGCACCATCAGTTGCTTCATATGTACCTTGTGCTTCAGGTGTTGGTTTATAACCAGTCTTGTCACGATTCTGTTCAAATACTTTTGCCCACTCGGAGATACCGGTTAATATTACTTTTCTTGTTGCCATTTAAGACTCCTATAATTAATCAAAAAATTATTGTAACACGATTACTATTTACAATGCAAGTATTATTAATGTATTTGTGCATAATTTTTTCCAAATTGTACATCAATACCTAACTCTACATTTAGTTTGAGCTGTTCATTTAACTTATCAACAGCCCAATACAATGCATTCTCATGTTCCTTCTCTTCGCCCAAAGGAACTACATTAATACTTTCATCATGGAACTGACCCACAATGTTTGGTCTTCTAGTACGATAGAATGCTACCCACTTGTCAAAGCAATAAGAACCTGTGCTTTGATTAATAGTAGAGAATGCATCTTTCTCATAGCGAAGACTATGCCAGAACTTACTCACAGGATTTTGTATCCACATCTCACCTGATATTCTTCGTATAGGCCGAGATTCAGAGAAAGCTTTGACAGACCAATTTCTTTTCCAGTAAGCATCAAGAAGTTCTTGTGCTTCACGTACAGACATACCTGTCTCTCTGGATAACTTAGCTGCACCTACACCATAGGTTGCAGAATAATTAACCACTTTAAAATTCTTTCGTAGTGACTTCAAATCTTTTTCACCACTATTATGTTTATTAATATCATCTTGTGTAATCTTACCTGCATGTTTAGCAAGGTCTAGGTGTGGATCAAAACCATCTCTTGACATTTCTTCTACATACTTTGGATCGTATGGTTTCATGTAATGTCTTTTAGTTGTATCCTCAAGAGAGGTCATATCAGCACCACATAATGTAGAATCTTTAGGTGCTACTAAACAACTACGTATCTCTTTACCCCAAGGCTTATCAACTCCGGGAAGATTAACAAGAGGTTTCTTATGTTTAAATCTAAACGTATTAGTAAGACCATCTATCTCTGCCTTGAGATAACCATCTTGTTCACATTCAACAAAGCCATTAAAGATACCTAGTCTATGTTGTATAATAGTGAGACCTTCTAGTGTTGCAACAGCTGGGTTCTTTTCTATTAATAACTTTACAGACTCTGTAAGCTCACCATTCTTTCTAACTTGTTCTACTTTCTTTTCTTCACCAGTGTCTTTGTTCTTGTTGTATTTAAATGTACAAGGCTTCCAACCTAAAGACTTCAACCAATCTTTTACTTGATCAGTAGAGTTAGGGTTAGCATCTTCTGCACCTTTTACTACTGTCACTTCACCATTGTAACCTTCAGGTAAACCATACTCTTCTAATAAAGAATACCATCTCTTACCATGAGATGAAAGAGAACCATCTTTCTTAAAGCATACTTTAGGTTTAGTCTGTACCCTATATAGTTTTCTCATAGGCATAGCATCAGATAGTTCTGTTACCTTCTCTGCTTGTAAAGTTAGTAGTTGATCTACACAAGACTTAGCCATGTCTACATCTAACTTCCAACCTTGTTGTTCAGCTTCTTTTGCACAATCCATTTTGAACTCTAAGTATCTGAAGAACTTATCTAGTTCGTACCTATCTTTGTATAGATGTAAAAATCTTTTCAACAAGTTTGTCCACAATGCATTTGTTATCATCACATCATTAGTACATCTGTCAACATATTCTTGTAGAGATAGGTTCTCCCAATCATCTATCTTTAGTTTAGGTATACCAAAGTCAGCAAAGAAACTATCAAGTCCATGCTTAGGTCTAGTTGGATTAAGAACCCAAGACATAGGCAAAGTATCAAAACGTCTAGCAGTAATATTAATATCTAGTATACGTTCTAATACTGGTACATCATAACGTATGATATTGTGACCTACTAATCCCTGAGCAGATAACAATACATCTCGCATATAATTGTAGTCATCTGTAGCAGTACACTTAGATACTTCATCATCTGTATCTCTGAATACCATACAGTGTATCTTGTCTGGATTAATACCATTGGTTTCAATATCAAATATTATCATGCAGCTTCTTCTCTCCCTATTACAACCTCTTCAGTAAGGATAGTAGTATCAGGATTATAGTATACTGTACCTGCATACCCTAACTTAGCGAATGGTCTATTCTTATCGACAATAAAGGTAGTAGTATTCTGTACTATCTCATCTTCACTTTCAATATCTCTTTCAATCTTTATACAGATGATAGCTTCTTCTTCAAGTGATGAAGCATACTTAGTTCTACCATCATCATTAACTTGTGATATAAATACAACACCTATATTTAATTCTTTAGATAGCTGTGCCATTCTTGCTCCAAGAGATGTGAGTACAGAGGTAGCACCATCTACACCGGATTGACTAAGATAAGCTAGTCTTTGGACATGATCCACAAAGATATACTCTGCACCATACACAGTTGCAGCTAGTCTAGTATACTCCAATAGTTTAAGTGGATCATCATGTGACCTCATCTCAAATACTACTGTGCGTTCACCTTCTGTGGCATCCTTTGCAGCTTTTATAACATCATCTTCTGATACTCTATTTTCTTTTGCATCATCTTTAGTCCTGACATTAACACCAAGATGGTACGTAGCCATAGCTCTGTAAGTAGTAGACTTCATCTCTTCCATATGTAGTAAAGCTATACGTGTATCAGGATTTTTTAGTAGTCCGGTCTCAAAGTATCTGACTACCTCTGTCTTACCTGTACCTCTTGGTGCTTTAATAAAAGTAAGACCACCCTTGACAACACCACGTATCTTATCATCAAGTCCAGAGTGACCTGTTGGTATGTAATCATAGGGACTCTCTGTAAGTATGGCTTGTTCTACTTCCTCATCAGAACAAAAGAAGTTTTCTGGTGAATACCTCTGTGGCTTTTGAGCTGCCCAATACAGAGGCTCTATATCATCTGCCTCTAGAAACTCATTAGCATCTTTGTACTTAGACATTGGTACATAATAAAACTTTTCTGGCAGTGACTCATAGATTCTTTCAGCAGCTCGTCTACCTGCTTCATCAAGCTCACCTGCATAGATCACTTCCTTGAATGCATTAAGGTAGTTATAATTATTTTTAATAAACTTTTCACCAATAGATGCAGATGGTAAAGACTTAACAGGAAACTTTTGTCTGAGTATCTGATACAAACTAGCTGCATCAAACTCACCCTCAGTAATATAAATCCTGTGTGATGATCCTTGATTAAACTCAGGACCAAACAGTTCATTCATACCTACACCTCTGTCTTTTATCCAAGTCTTAGACTTGTCATTGTAGTCTCTGTACTTGACAGTGTGTGGATACTTGTAAGCATAGCGAATAGGATTACCATCCTTGTCAGTTTGTATTTGTATACCATATAGTTTACAAACTTCAGGATCAATACTACGTATGCCATCAAAGGTCATTCCGTTTACTTCTATATCCATTACATTTACTCTCCTCTTTACTGGATATCTATGTTGCACCCAATCAAATGTGCTCAACTTAGTCTTAGATGGATAGGATTCACCACAGCTATGACAATATCCATACCCATCATTGTGCCAGTTGAATGCATCAGATGATCCACAATCTACATAAGGACATGGTTGATGGGGGTTATCGTTCATTTTTCCTCCGTAGTATTTTCAAGAATTGTTATTTGATCTTGAATATGTTCTAAATCTTTTTGTAAGTGTAATAAAAATATTAGTAAGTCGTCTTTATCTTGTATGCCACCTACCTCTTCAACTAAAATAGCGATTGACATACTAGCTTCTTTTAATACTTTTTCATCCATTATAAATCTCCTTTTTTGGAATAGTATCAGTGATTAATATTAATATCAAGCAATACTTTTTCTTTTCTGTAATGCTTGATTGGCAGTGTTGTAATTATGTTTGTTATATGGGTTAAGACTTTGTACATTCTTGTGACCTGTAACAGACATGATTGCTAGTTGATCTACACCACTCTCTATCATCTCATTGATAGCAGTCTTTCTTAGATCACCTGCTCTAAGGTCATCAGGAAGATCACACAAAGCCTTAACTATATTAGTATACTCACCTACTTGGGAACAAGTATACGGCCTATAGCACCCATCAGAAGCTCTGTGATAGGGTATTACATATTGTTGCCACCCCCAATCTTTAAACTGTTGGGTAAGCATATCAATTATATTAGATGGTATTGGTAATACTACTGTAGCACCACGTTTACTTTGTGTTATTGTAATCTTTTTATCTTCAAAGTTGATACAATCCCAAGTTAAGTTACGTATATCAGCAGGTCTTTGTCCCCACTCGTAACACATCAGCACCAACAATCCTATATTCCTATAATTAAAATGATTAAATGCAGTATCAAGGAATAATTCTACTTGACTTTTAATCCAGACTACTGATCTAGGTTCATGATGTTCTTTCTGTACCTTAGACATAGGATTATTCTTTATTACATCAAGAGATACACAATAGTTTAACAATACAGATAACAATCTAGCATGAGTATTACCACTACTGACGCTGACTAACTCGCACCAAGTCTGATATGCTTCTGCACAATGCTGTGGGTTTATCGTTCCAATAGGTATATCACCAAACTCTTTACCAAATACTTTAGTCCTACACACATAGTGTAACCCATAAGTGTAAGCAATTTCAGTATTATACGAGAGTCTCTTAAAGTGAAATGAGTCTCTGTAATGTGCAAATACCTGACGCAAAGTACTGCGAGAACCTATTCTACCTGCCTTGATCTCACCTTTCTTGTATTGTTCTATTAGTTTTAGTAGTTTAGGTATCTCATGTCTGGCAGTTCTACCATCTTGGAATGTAACATTACTAACAACACCTGCAACTTTTACATCATCAGGTGGTGTGAATCTCCAAGATAAAGTACCATCAGCTTTACGATACTTAGTTGTATACTTAAACTCCATCGTCAAACCTGTCTATATCTAAATCATTTTCTGCATCATCTACTAACTGCATAGCGAACTGATAAACTATCCTATCTTTTGCAGGACTTTCAAGCAAATGAGAAAATGCAGACTCTGCTTCTTCAAATGCCCACTCTTTTATGCCATCTCTACTAAACAAATCTCTCATCCTTTCTTAATTTTTGTATCTTATCTCTAAGAATTGTTACTATTTCATAACGACCATAATGTATATGATCATACTTGTCTTCTAGTTTCATAGCTCTACCACTATTAGCATAGTCTTGTATCTCATCTTCTAACCAAGACTCAATGTGTTTTAATATATCTTCATCTTTCATATTACCTCCATACTTTAAGTGTTAATATTAATACTTATAGTATTAGTAATATATACTTAAAGTATATACTATAAGTATATATAGTAATCATTTACTATAATTCAAGTACCATCAATCCAAAAAAGATTTAGGTGTTGCATATCGGTAACGCATTACTAGATTATCTTCACTAGTATTTTCCCATTCACCGTCAACAGCTTGTATAACTGTAGCAATTGTAACAACTGCACCACTCTCTGCAACTCTTTGAGCTTTATCGTTGGCTTCAGTTAAATCATGTGAGTGAAACTCTGCTATAAGTTTGTCACCTTGCATCACTGTAGTTCTATATACTATCATTAGCTTACCCTCTCTAAGTATTCATTAATGTACCCATGATCTTGTATACCCAACATCTCATGTAACTCATCAGCTGTGTATCCAAGCTCCTCTAATAAAAGTGCTACCTCTTGTGGATAGTCAACAATCATATCATAAATTCTGTTATCACCTGTTTCAAAAGCATCAACATCATACCTGTAACCTTTAGGTGGATAACCAAAAAAGTAATCATCATCATCATACCAATCACCATACATACTACCCATTTCTATTACAGTATTATCTCTGTAGTATTGTAACTGATCCCAATCAGCAGATAACAAACACTCAAGCAGCTTGTATGCATACACAATATCTTGTTTCTCTTCTGTACTGTGTTGAGAATAGTAACCTACACTAACATTAGTACACTCAGATACTTTTGATTTGTATACATTACTATCTGTATAAGAACCGTTAGGATCTGGTTTAAGTGGTAGATCAAGTGTCTTTGCAAGTAACTTTGCAAACTTATCAGAAGCAGTACGTCTACCCATCTGATGTGTAATAATAGATTTCTTACCATACCTATCAAAAGATATAACATAGTTGACATCATCTAACCACTGTGGATCAGACTTGACAAGAGCTTCACTACCAACACAACCACCCTCTTCTTCTGCATGAACCACATACACACCCGGAATCTTAGCATTAATCATATTACATATAAGCCATATGCCAGTGGTACAATCAGCACCTAGACACTCACCTTTACTCTTTCTCTTGAGTGATACGATACCATCTTTTGTTACTGCTAGTTTCTGTCTACCTGACGTTTTGTGTACTGTATCATGGTGAGCAGTAAAGCAAACCTGTGGCTTATTACCCACTGTCAATACATAATTACCATACTTATCAGGTAAACCCATGATAGGTTCTAAGTATTTGTTACAAAATTCCTTTTGGGTATCACTACCTTGAGGTCTTTTGTACGTCATCATTTCTACTAAATCGTACATTATTATTTATCTCCTTTTTTCTTTTTCTTTTCTGGATCATACCACAAACCATCATCATTTGTATCCCAACCTTTTTCTTCTAAGGCAGATAGACACACAATCTCACCGTCTGTTGTCTCACACCACTTATCTTCTTTGTATATCTCATTAGTCCACTCACACTCAAAGTAACCTAAGTCATGCATCTGATCATGAGGTATCCACTTATCTTCTGGACCAGAGTACACACACTCATCACTATCCCAGAACTCATCTAAGTCCTCAATATAAATTACATTATCATGGTCTCTCCACACATATATTTGTTGTGGCTGTATTATAACCATGTCATCATGTGGAAAGTAATCATCTGACCACTCACAATAATCATATCTCTCATAAAAACAATCCTCACAAAAGACATCATCACCATACCATCTTGCATTATCTTCATGAGTAGGATCACCACAATCCATACAATACTCAGAGTCACCTAGTACACCACTATAACAACTAGCATCATAGTCACCACATTCAGTTACCTCTAAATATTTATCATTTACTACTGCTAATGATCTAGGTTCTAAATCTAAGTAAGGTCCTATCACACCATCACCATGAGGTATATGTAATAACTTTGCACCTCTCCAATCTGGATTTACACACTCAGCACCAATCTCATCTAACGCATCTTGTATCTTGTTCATAGAATGTTCACACACACCATATATCGGACCTGCCTGTGGTCTATCTGTCTTATCTGTATGATACACCACACATCTAGAACCTGTCCTTCCTTGACCATCTTTGGTGTAGTAGATAGTAAAATCACCTGACCCATATATGTAGGCTGGGTGATGTGATTGTTTCTCAAAAGAATATCTCATGCAAGAACAAGCAATAGACTTACGCAAAGAAGTAGTCTTAGGATTGCCCATAGGTGCATGGTTCTCCTCTTTGTATACACTGGCAAACACTTTTGGATCACTGCTCTTGTGTAACGTAAAGTCTTTACTACCAAACTCAAGATTGTACTTGTCTACTACTGCACCTAGACCTGCATCACTAAGTTCTGGAAATATCATACGTATAGCCTTACCTACTTTCATAGCAGTTTCCCTCTCACGCACACGATCCTCATGAGATTTAGTAATAGATATTTTACCTACAAACTTTTGTGAACGAAAAGGATTTAGACAATCTAAACGATCACGCAATTTAGTATCTGACATACTAATAAAAATACCTGCTACATTAGCATGAAACCAATCACATAGTTCACCATCAAGTCTTGAGTGATTTAATCTGAACAATGAATTATTACTCTTAGTAACTACTGCACCCCAATCTTTAAGTACGGGATCAGTAATCTCTTTACCTTGATAGACCTTGAAACCCTGTTCACAATTCCTGACATGATAGCACATATTATCAATGAGTACCACACCATCTTCTAGTATATCATTTTTTGTTTTGGTGAACCGATCACCTCTTAGTATAGGATAGGCTTTACCTGCCCTAATAAATACAGAATCAATATAATCATTACGTTCTGGTTTTATGTAAAAGCTCATAGTTTTTCTCCTCTCTCAGCTGTTTACGTAAATCATTTGTCATTTCCATTTACCTCCATTCCATAGTATTAACACATATTCCCAATGAGTGCAAGGCTTTTTCATTCAGATATCTCCTTTTGTTTTCTTAGCTCATAAATATAATGCCAACTACCCCTACCTGTTGCACCTAAAATTAATTTACCTTCATCAGGATTCCAATTTTTTACATGTTCTACACACTCATTTAACTTTATATCATAGAATAAAACATCTAAATCAGCAGTGTATTTATAATTCTTATTCAAGTCAATCTTAGCATAGTTAATACTAGTAAAAATCTTTCTCCATTCTGTACGAAAACTCTTTTTACATATCACCAATGCTTTAATTCTCCAAGTTACAGTCATTTAATAATCCTCCACCCATTAGAACCTAAACGTCTATGAAAATCTTCACATGCGTCCATCAAGTTCATATCATAGTGACCACTATAATAAGTAACTTGACCATCTTCCATTACATCTTCAGCAATGGTCATAAAAGGTAGATCCTTAAACGTAGGATCAAGAACCTTACAAATAATATAAGTATTACCTGTATCATTTGTTTCTCTATCCACTACTAACACTTCCTTAATACCTATATAAATACAGTTATACATCTTTTCATATTCATTCATATAACTCTCCATCATTTAATTATAATAGGGTACAAAAAACTACTCATACCGAATAGATTAAGTACCAACTCAATAAGGTATACCACCACTATAATAATAATGCAATACCTTAATCTTCCATAGGCATAATAATCCATCATCTACGTCTGACAGGTTCATTAAGAAACCTAATCACATATCCCGTAATAAATCCACTATATACTAGTAGAAAATAAAAACCCCATTCAATATAAAGTTCCATCACATTCTCCATTATTTAAATTACTGGCAGTTTCACTAGATGCCAAGCTAGGTGAAAGGTTCATTCTTATGTTAGCTAATGAGCTTTATGCGTGTGACTCCATCACTTGCATCAATGTTATAATGAACCAATAACACAAATAAACAAACGACACATCATTCATTTATTAATGCTATTGCATAGATAAGCAACCACACTTAATGCGTAGCTGCTTACCTGCTGTGCATCACTTACTTAGTCATTAAGTATTTGCTAACAATATTATATAATTCCATATCAATATCATCATTCTTATGCTTTTCAGCATCTTTAGTAGATCCCTCTAAAGCCCTATCCCATTTTTTCTTTAGAGAATTAATATCATCTAAAGATATAACAGGCTTATACTCAGGCTCTTTAGTAAATGTAGACCACATATTTTGATGTGCAGTAACCACATCATCATAAGATACTTTTGATCGTTTCTTATTATATGTGAAAAGAGATTTACCATCATCACCTTTAACCCAATTAAATCCACAATATGCTTCAATCCAAGATTTAATTGCGTTGTTGCGTACTGCTGTACCATCAAGTTCTAATACAAGTGTATTCATGAATCTGCAAGCAGTACCTACATCACCAGATTGATGCCATCTTAACATCACTTTAGTCAATACAGACTGAATAGCATTATTTACAGTTTTTACTTTTGATTTTACTGCAACAATATCCTTTTCAATCATTGCATCAGTTAATTTTACATCTAAAGTTTTTGGTAATTTTACGTTAATTTTAGCCATAATTTTTTTCTCCTCATAATATGACAAATATTGCATACCATCATTGATATACAATACAATGCATACATCACATTATAAGAAACAAACACCACATAGGTGCGACCCACAAAGCTTAGACATAGCGTACTAATAGTGTAAACATTCAAGCCATACACTAATAGCGTACACACTAAACACCACTTTGCAGATCGCACCTGACAGGTAAACCCCCTTGATATTTTTTCCACACCTTTAGCGTGTAGACAAGCATTTGATAGCTACTTATCACTTATGGGGACTATCTTATTGGAGGGTTTTTTCACGATACGTTGATAGCGTACAGCACCTATCCCCACATTCACCTTATAACCACCACAGTTATAACATAAAGATTGCTCAATATATAGCCAGTATCATTCGATTTTTTATAAGGAAAGTTTTATGAATGATTATAGAAAACCTTATTATCTTATTATAAGTAAATTTAAAATATCTGTTTTTGTTATTCCTTTTTTCATTGATCTTAAGTGTCAGATAATAACCCCTAAAAACTTTACAAGGGGTAACAATAAAAAAAATTTAACTTTCCTGGAAAATACCTGGAAAATAGTTGTTAAGT